AGTCGTGTTGGAAAACCCTGCATTCACCCCCACTGCTGTATTTGTGTTTACATTCCCCCCTCCTCTCCCAACAGGAATTAGATTATAGGAATTTGCGCTAACAGTATTTGCAAAAATAGCACCCGTAACTCCCAAACTAGCTGCCGTAATTGCCCCCGTCGTGGTACTGGTAGAAGTTGTTGCACTGGTTGAAACCAAGTCACCCGTTACCGTACCACCGGACAAGGGCAAAGCATTCGTAATTCCGTACCCTGATAACGTTGTGGGCGTTCCGGTGATTGCTGACCAAGGAGGTGTGATATTAATAGCCTCGCTAACACCTGTTATCCGACCCTTAGCATCAACAGTAAAAGGTCTAACCTGAGTCGATAAGGCGTTATAGGTTCCGGCTGTTACTCCAGTATTTGCTAAAGTTATTGCGCTTGAAACATTAGCTGAACCATCAAAACTAATTGAGTAAGTAGCATCCCCCGTCGTTGAAATTGTCCGGGCATTTGTTAGTTTTAACGCCTCCCCCGCCGTTGCTGAGCTTGATATTTCAACATAAACAGAACCTGACCATCGGTAGACTTTGTTAGTATCTTCGGTGACATAAATTTTCCCAGTCTCACCCGCAACCGGAAACGCTGCAAGGTTAGCAAAATTCAAAACATCGTCAACATAAGATGGCAAAACCGATGCTGAAATTGTGCCAGACGCGGCGTTTAATGTCGTTAAAACTCCGTTACCAGTAGACGCGATCGCACCAACATCAGAAGCGGTTAAGCTAATTTGATTTGTAGGAACCTTAGCACTTGAATTTAAGGTAGCCACGCCATTAGCCATAGCTTTCTCTAATTGTAAAACAATCAAAGAATAATCAATATCAGAAAACATTCCCATTTTAATATCCTCTTACTAATCGAACTGATTTACCACTAGGAATTACCAACTCAACAGCAGGATATAAAACATTATTAATGGCTTCAAAATTTAGATTTTCATTAGTTGAAAACGTCAAGCCATTAATAGTTACATCCCCCGCGAGTACCTTTAAATAAATGAAATAACTACCAGTTGCAATTGTTGTATTTGTTGTTAGCAATCTACAATCTAACCCGGCTGTTGTTGTTGGTAAAGAGACTGGGACTCTACCACTTGATAAAGATGGAATCTTGGCGTTAATCGCTGTTAATGTTGCCTCTTTGGTGAGCGTAGAGATATCATCAAAACAACTCAATACGGCGTTGTATTTTAATGCGGCTTGGTAGGCTGCATTTTCGCTTAATTGCATTTGCTCATCTAAGGCAACTAAGAGACTGTTTAGATTTGTCTGAGCTTCGACTGATAATGACATCAAACACTCCTTGAACTAGATGATGATCTTTTAGAATTAGATTGTTTTGGAATTACAACCGTCTGTCTTTGAGTTGATAGAATAACTTGATTGTATTCGTTTCTAACTTGAGGTTGAGTTAACTTTAATATTTTTATTAACTCTTGTGAGACATAACTTAAATTTCTCATATTATCCAAAAATTAACGCCATTTTCCTTGCTGCTCTTTCAATCATAGCATCAAAATCTAGGATGGGTAAACACCCCAGTGAAACTTCTTGAGAAATTGCTGACAATACACTTCCACTGTAAACATAGGAAACCCCTAACTTCATGTTTCCAGACAAAGATCCAGAGGATAAACTTACAGCTATACCTGGCGATAAAAATAAACCAGGAATATAATTGGTCGGTTCTAAAGCTATCAAACTAAATCCAGTAATAGCAGAAATATTAAAAGTTTGAGACGTTAGCCCTGTTGTGATTCCAGAAGGAGAATCCTGTCTATATAAAACGCCGTTAATCAAAAGGTAGAAACGAATTAAGGAAACGTTGAAACCTCCCGATGGATAGGTTATTAGTGCCGAAATCCCATGACTACTCAAAACTGATTCACTAGCACCCCAAAAAACCCTGGATTCTCCCGTCTTTGTAGAAACAATTGCCAACAATGCCTCTGATGACTGGATAGCGTCAATACCCCGAAAAGTGGCTACACCATCACGACTGAGGGTTATTTTTTGCCCTACAGTATTAGTTAAGAATCCAGATAAAAACTGCTCAGGTGTATCTAAAAACTCGAATATTCGAGACTGCGATCCATGAATCATCCCCCCAATCATCCTGCCAACTTTTACCCCTACAGAATCTGGTAAAACCCGACCCGTATAGTTTTCGTCTTTATAAATCAATCCCCCTTGTGGCTGCCTATAAATCAGACCACCCTCAACTAAAACGCCCGACTGAACCCCGCAGCTAAGTGTGAAACTTAAAACAGATCCGGGTGCTATCTGCAATTCTGAAGACTTGAAACCAACGGCTATCTCAACAGCGACAACCCAGTTATAGGGTAATGGTCTTTGGAAGACAAAAAAGCCTAGCTTGGTATCAACAGAAACCCATTCCCCAATACCATCCATATCGTTTCCGTCGCCCGTATCATTCTCGGTAACAAGCTCCCCAGATTCGATATTGACAAAGCCTAAAACCCTTGCGAATATCTTTCCACTCAGTAAATTAGAAACAGGCTCCGAGCCATTTAGAAAACAGTTTAAACGGAGTCTTCTACCTACTCCCATCTCTGATTCGTACAGATTCAGAAAAGCTAATCTAATTGGTGATTGGTCGGGATCGAATAATGATCCACTACCATCGGGAGTATAAACGGGGCGTGGGAAAAACGGGTTATTTGCCAAGATTTCAGCGTCAATATTTGCTGCGGGTTGATGACAGCCAAAAACTCCGGTGGTGCCACCAATTGGGAATGCTCCGTAGTTTGTAGATCCAAGATTTAAAACCCATTTATTCCCTAAACTATCAGAAATAACTTTAACCCCATCAACAGCTTGCGGGGTGTTTAGCCTCATGTAATAAGCACCCAAACTGGTAACAGTTCTTGTTTGCCCCTGAATGGCGTTTGTTGGTAGTGCCAGAGGGTTTGCTACAGATGACGGGGTGATAGTTAGATCGGTGTTTTGACTCAAGAGTAAGTCAGAGAATGTTGCTAAAGTTTTGCCGTTGTCTTCCCAGTTTTTCCAGATTCCGATAACATGACCATTGGCTTTGTCGTTATTAGGTGAAGCAATTAAGAGATAATAAGGAAATAAAGTTCCCTCGGTTCTATTGGCAGAATTAAACTGAACTCTAATTCGACTCCCGACTGTATAATTTGCCAGTACAAGTGTTGAGCAAAAATTAACACCCGATTCATTAAAGGCTTGAATCCCTAAATAAATCGTGCCATTTGTTGTTAAACTTCCTCCCGTTTCAACTGATACAGTAGGGGGAAGACATTGATTCAAATTACCAGGAAAAATCGTACTCATGAAAATTCTTACAGAAAGTGGTTTAGGTCAAACTCTAGCAAATATTATTAAATCTCAATCACCTATCCAGAAAGGATCTGCTAGGCAATCAAAGCCTCAAGGTCAATCCGTAGCTGTTCAATTAAATATGTCTATTCCGGGGTTTCCTTCAGTGATTAGAGCTTTTGCTTTTAATCCTATTCAAGTAGGATCAAATAACGTTAGCTTAGTTAGATTATCCGAGCCTATCAATGGGTGTGATTGGGGTGCTTTTTCTGGTTCCCCTAGTCAGGTTGTTAACTCAAGATCGGAAGTTAACGTATCCCAAACACCTCAATCTACAGATAGCAGAAAAATCAAAATTGAGATCAAGATTGGTTACACCGGAAAGTTATAAATATGGGTTACTCTCCTCTGGTTTTTCCTCTGTTGATGCCTCTGATTGCGCTTGTTCCTGCGCTTGTTTTTGCTGTTCGGCTACCATGAGTTTTTCAATTAATTCTTGGTTAAAATCCTCCTGTCTTCTTTGGCTTAATCCTAAGTCTTTTCTAAGCTGATTCAATGCCTCTAAATCAGTGGGATTAAATAAACCCGTTTGAATACAGGTCATAATATTAGAAACCCGCATTCCCGACTGTGCCGGATCTAAGAACTGTTCGGCTTCAAAAGTTCCGTAATTATCCTGTATTCCAAAGTTCCACATCAATAAAGGGCGACAAACGTTATTAATTAATCTATCTCTAAATTGTCTGGCTATTTCCTCAATTAAGCCATCTAAAATCAATCTATGTCCTGAGTTCAAGCCAGCCTGTCCGAGCGTAGCAGTGCCTTCATTAAAGATGGTATAGGGGATTCCATAAGCCAACCATCTATACTTATCTAGCTTTTCAGAAGTTAAATTAAAAAAACCTTCTCCTCCGGTTTGGGGAATTGTAGTAATAGTGTTATTTTTATCCGTTCCCACAATCGATCCATTGGCTAAATCCTTTAATTGATCTAAAGCCTGAGCTAATGCCGATGTGTTTTTAGTCTGTCCGTATTCGTCAAGGATAGGCTTGCCGTTCGAGTCCATCATCGGGATTGGTTCAGTTGACGGAACTTGTACGATAGTTAACCCCGTCGCTTGCCGTTGACAAGCTACACTCCATTCCCGCATCAGTAACTTATGAAATTCCCAGAAAGGATAGGCTGCTGCGGCTTGCGGATCTCCGTTCGGGTCATTGCTATCAATTGGGGTATTTGAGATGTGCAAACATTTAGAATAAGGAATCCCGACCTCACCCTTGCTTGACGAATAAATTATCCGATCTATCTGACCGGATTTCCCTGCAAACTTAATCCGACTAGGCTCTAAAATATTGAATCGTTTAATCCTTAATTCTCCCTTGTGTCCCTCCATCTCCGTACTAAACACAATCTCGCCATTTGAAGGATAACATCAGACAATGATCCTTCCATCGTTTCCCAACAGGAATTAATAAACTCTACAGGGGTAAAGTTGCCAGAAGGGAAAGAGGCAATATTACTATTCCCGTGCTTAAATGTTCCTGTTATTGCGATCGCTCTCGAAGCTTTAACAGTCAAAGCCGCGCCCGAAATTGGATCGGCTTTGAGCATTGCAGCTAAATCTTTAATTGGGTATTTTCCCCTAGTGTTCAAACTAGAGACAAAATCCCAGATTAAATTATCAAGACTGGGTGATATTTGACCCGGAAGGTAACTTAATTTTTCAACCATTATCGACCCCCAACAATAAATAAATCAATTCAGACGAAGTTAGACTCAAAACCCTGGAAATGTTAACAACCTCAACACTTGATATCTGCAAAACTCCAGACTCTTTTCTACTGATAGAAGCCTGCTTATAGTTAAGTAATTCTCCTAACTCAGATTGTGTCATACTCCTATCTTCTCTTAGTCTCTTTAACCTTTGTCCAATACGATCTAAATATACTAAATTGGTATATTTTTTACCAGAGTTTGAGTTAACAGAATAGTATTGTAATTGACCCATTATTTACCCCTTCCCTATGGGTGTTTCTTGCTTTGACGGTATAGGTGGATTGTGTCAGTTTTCTGAAGACAACCCCACCGGAGAACTAATTAAAAACGCTCTGGTTTTGATTGAGGGAACGCATAAAGACAACCAAGGGGTAGTCCACGAGTTCCCGTCAGAACGGATATTGAGGATTGCACAACGGACAAATGCGGCAATGTCTCAAGGTTATGAGATTCCACTTATGTCCGATCATAGCAAGCAATTGATCGGGGCGGACGGTGAACTCAAAAAACTTGGGATTTTTGTTAGTCCTTTCGAGTGTCGGGTTATCCGTCAAGAGGATTTACCTAACCCAAAAATGCAACACTTAATCGGAAAACTTGGTGCATTTTCCAGGGTTAATATTCTTAATAAGGTTAACGAAGTCCGATCAAAACTAATTAATCTCCTAAGTCCGGGTGTTGATCTCAAGCTCGAAAGGTTGGCAGAAGTATCCGCCGTTGCCTTTCCTGCTATTCACGGCCCCGCGCTTTTCGCTGCGTCATCTACTGTTCAAGACTTGAGTTTTGCTTCGGTCAAAGAGGAACAGGGAACGTTTAAGCGACAAAGAGAGGATCTATTAGAGGAGTTTGAAATCCTATTACAAACTATCCAACGGATTCAAAAAGCCTCACCTGAACAATTGGTAGCAGTAAGTCCCGAACAATTGTTATCGACTGCGATTGACGAATTTACGGCAGAAATTAAGCAGTATTTTGGGCTTGATAATCTGAGTCAATCAATAAATCAAGAGCCTGAATTACCGTATAACTCAAGCCCTTATGCCAACGAATTAGTCAAGGGGCAAGCCACTTATTCCCTGAGTAACACTACTTCTGATTTTGGCAGTACGGGGTTAAGACGACGGAAAAAGAACCGATAATTTTGTTATTTTCACGCTAAATTTTAAGGAGACAAAAATGAGTTTTTACCAATACGAACCGCCTGTAGCGATGTTCTCAATGGCGGAAGTTGATAAATATAATCGGTATGAAGGATCTGGGATGGCGTTGTTTGCTACAGAGCCTGCGATGGTGCGCGTCTCCCCTCCTGGCCCCAAAAAATTAACAGGGTATGGCAAACAAGTCCGGGGTGTTATACGAGGTGTGAGTGGTGCTGCGTCGGGTACTGCTGGTGCTGTATCTGGAGCGTCGAGAAGTGTTGGCATGGGTACTGGTATAGGAATCCAGAGACTCGGTAGAGGTCTTCGTTCCGCAGCAACGGGAATGGGTGATAATTTTGTCGGCAAAGGAGTTGGTGGGTTAGGTACGGGGTTAAACAAAGCTGGTCTTATGGTTAGAAAAAACCCACGACTAGCTGCTGCTGCAATGTTAGCTGGTGCTGTGGGGGCTGGCGGGACAATGTTTATGCGTCGTCGCAGATCTAAAACTGGAAAAATGATTGTTGAACAAGTGAGACGCTAATGATTATTGTTCGGAGGGTTATACACAAAAAAACTACTTCTTTTGGGCTTTTTACCCCTGAGCAATTAGGTCAAACATTCCAGTGCAATTTTGCCAAAAAAGTAGCTCAAAACACAAAGCAATCATACAGAGGGATCTCAGATCCGTGGGATGAGCCATTTAGTCGCAAAGTAGACCCAAAAGGGAATCCCAAAATGCCTCCATCTCCACGACTCCTTAGTCCTGGTGTAGATCTAAGGGGTTTTTACTCTTTTGATCGGTTCGTAAAAAGGAATGCAAAAGGAAAGAATATATCTCCCCCTAAAGTCTCAACGGGAAGCCTAGCTCCTTCTGTGAGCAGTGGCTTTAAAACTACAATAAACAGCAGTGGAATACCCGCTCCGTTAATTGGTGCTGCGTTAGGGATAGGTGTTGCCGCAACCGCTCATTATTTCTGGAGAAAACGCAGATCCAAAAACGGTAAACAAATTGTTGAGAGGGTAAGGAGAAAATGATCATCATAAGAAGAATAAGATCCCCTTCTTTTGCTCAATTTGGCTTCAGCCCATTTGGTCGAATAGAGCGGGTAAACAAAGGGGCAGAACGTCAAAGAGTAACCTTGCAAAAGGCTTTAGATGCCGCAAAATCTGAAGGCAAAAACCTCCGAGATCCCAATGTTTTAAGACAGGTTATGCTCCCAGTCGCCCAAGCTAATAAGGGTCGTACTGGTGGATCTGCTTTCACCCGAAGGCGGAGAACCAAAAAAGGCAAAATAATCATAGAACAGGTAAACAGGAAATGATTATTATTCGGAGGGTTAAACATCGAAATCAATTAGCTTCTTTTAATGCCCTATTATATGGTGCGGCTGCGGTTGGGAGTGTAGGACTAGGCGCTTTATATGGTCGTAGTCAACTCAGGCAAGATAACAGAGAATACCTCAAAAAACATTCAAGAGTTAGACAAGGACTTCTCATCTTATCAAGACCTGAAGCTGCTATCGGTATCGGCGCAGGAAAGATGTTTTCCCGTCGCAGAAGAACCAAGAATGGAAAAGTTATTGTAGAACAAGTTAGGAGGTAATCAATGGACGATATTCAACAAGCGTTAGAGCAATCAACATTAGCAATTGAAGATTTACAGCAACTTTTAAGTGTTACAACGTTCCCTGAAATTCACGAAGCTACTGCGGCTTCCGTAGCTTTTTTGCTATCAACTCAAGCTGTGTTGGATCAAGAAGATGGGGATGTTTTACCTGAAGATGAAGTTGATGATGCTGTTGCCGAGGGAATTGAAGATGTCGCCTCTACCATGTATCAAATCTTTGGTATTGATGTAGAAGAATCCCGAATGGAAGATGAAGGCGAGATGGAAGAATACTCCCAAGATATGGGGTATGTTGCTTCATTTTCTCAGGGATTTGGTCAAACTTTAGCGGGTTTGATTGAGCAACGTTTTAACTCAATTAAAGATGGTGTTGCTGTTGTTAGTGAAATCACCGGATTAAACGAGCGAGATATTTCTAGCCTGTTTGATGGGACGCTGGCAATCGAACCCGAAACCGCCGCCGAATTAGCAGACGCTTTCCAATTGGGCGGTCAAGATTACAACGATTTTGTGAGTCTAGCTGCGAATGCTTTTACTGAGTTAGGGGGATCTCCCGATGATTCCTACTCCCTGAGTGAAGGCATCTATGCTGAACCCGTTGCCACCATGAATGCTGACATCGGACTTCGCGCCGAATTTGAGGCACTCAAGGAACAGCAAGCCATTGGTGAAACACTCCGAGCTATCGAGCGCCAATGTGATCAGATGATTGCCAATGGGATTTTAACAACCCATGAGCGCCGTTTACTGATTGGAGAATTTGAGACGGGTCAAGATCGGACGGCTCAATTTTCCTCGGCTTGTGAAGGGTTAAGCGTCCCACCGGGTCAACAGTTAGATCGTCTGCAATATTACCTTTATATTGCCAACGCTCGCGGCCCTATCGCTCAATTTGGACAAATGGCTAATGACCCGATTGACACCGACTTCTCCCATGAAGATGTGCAATCTATTCAGTCATTCCGCACCCGTAATGGATACGTTTAAGGAGAAAAAATGAAAGTAACCCGTTTTTATTCAGACCCTCCAATTATCGCGGTAAATACTAATACCGAAGCCGCGTTTTCTTGCTGCTTAGAGGAGTCGGACATCCCATCTATTGCAGGATCTAAATCCGTTCCTGCGGGTGTTTTTCTTGCTAAGAAATCTACAGGCGGTCATCGCCCATTGGGTAGATCCAAAATTCTTGCTCCCTATGTTTCCGGTGAAACTGTTGTAATTGTGGAATGCCCCCAGGTTTTCAAGATTGGAGATGTACTTCGCTACATTGCAGCACCAGGGGTTTCACGATACACAGAAGAAACCGCTATTCGTGCAGCTACAGCCCCGCTATTTGGGACTGTGACGGGTATTGATTCCTTGAATCAAAGACAGATTACGACCGTTACTTTTGCCTCGGTTGCTGTTGGCAATATTTTTACTGTTTCTATTAACGGCGTTCCCATTTCTTACACAGCTACGGCTGCATCAAATCAGAATGTAGCTGATGGATTAAAAACTGCTATCACCAAAGCACAATCTGGGTCTTCTCCCTTAGAAGAAATCCGTGTGACAACTCCGGGCGGTGTCCTAACATTAACTACCGATCAAGAAGGAATCATTTTCACAACGGCTGTAACGGTAGCTCAGGGTGTTGCTGGCACTTTGGGAACTGCGGTTGCTGATGTTTCTACGGCAATCGGAACCCTAACCATTACCCCTCAAGGTGGTAATGCGTCTCTGGCAATTGGAGCCAAGATCGGTACGATTGGGGATGTTGTTGTCGGTGTGTTGAATAACAGTATCTCGCTCTATGACGGTGATCAGTTTATCGCTCCGTACTCAGGTGGTGTCGTTTATATTGATGCGTTGCCATACATTGACGGTGACATTCAAACCCAATTGCCAAAGTTAACCTTTATTCCTTAACGGAGGGAATTAATTAATGTACATTGCAGATTTCTTAAATACTGTATCGGCTGCACAAGTTCAACTTTTGTATGAAGATACTTTTCAATTCCTGGTTGACCCTGATAAAGAATCCCTCCTGCAACGGATGGGCAAAAAACCCGATCCGGGGGTTCTGAGTCAATATAAACTGATGGATGATTTTGTCACCCTTGAGTTTTCCGATGACCCTGATGTGTTGGCATATCTTGTTAAACAAAACCTAGCAATCGCTTCTGTGATTTCTACCGATGGTGAGGTTGTCTCAACGGGCGCGGGTAGCTTAATTAAGTTTGATGGAGACTTCTTTAAGCTGGCGATCGCCCATAACTGGGATGAGAAAAAGCAGGAGCAAATGCTGAAGTTTAAACGGATGTTGCCGGGCAATATGTCCCAGACATTCGTTGATATGCTGTTTGGTTCCGTTGCCAGTCTACAGCCTAGAGTTGTCAAACTTGCAAACGTTCTGACTTGGCAAGTATTACAGTCGGGTCAAGTCAGTTATACCGACCCCCGATCCGGTGTAACGGCTAAATTGCAATATACCACTACAGCCGATCAGTATCCTACTGCTTTGACGACAACGGCTAAATGGGATGCTTACACTACTGCCACGGGGTTACAGGATATTGAGGATCATCTACTCAACTTCTATGACAAGAAGGGTTATTACCCAGACAAGATTGTGATGAGTAACCGTCTGGCTATTCACCTTTCCAGACAAGAATCAACCCGTAACCGAGCGTTATCCACTGGGATGCTGTCTAATGTTCCGGCTGCGGGTGTGGCTAGTGCCGTTTCACCTGAGATTTTAATGCGGGTCGTCCCTCAACTGGCAATGTCCAAAACTCAATTAGAGATTTACGATGCCCAATACGAGATCGAAACATCACCGGGTCAAACAGTCAAAGGTCGCTACCTGAACGATAACGCCTACTGTTTCCTGACTACTGGCATGGGTAAACGATTGTTCGGCCCCACAATTGAAAATGAAGGGAGATCCGGTCTGTTTGTGAAGACTGAACAATTGCAAACTTCCCCCCCCCGTGACCGTTCCTACTGCGTTGGCAAAATGGTTCCTTTTTTCCCACAGCCTGACTTATTGGGAGGTCGGACAGTCGCATGATAGATACCACTAGACCTGTAAAGCTTCTCAAAATGGCGGTCAATCGAGGGAATATCTATCACCCTCGAATCTATAACCCCGGCGAATTACCAGAGGAAGTGTTAGCACGGGTTGATATTTTGCAACAGGACGAAGCCAAAAGTCCCGATGCAGTGTTAACCCCAACTATCAATAACTCGGACGTGAAAGTTGAGAATAGCATCTCATTTTCTGTAGAAGCTCCGAGTACAATTCCCAAAGCCTATCCCACTGAAACCGTTGTTGTTGGTGCTGTTTTACCCAAAACAGATATTAATAAAGCCACGATTGACGAGCTTTCTAAATTGCCGGGTGTTGGGGCTGCGATCGCCACTAAACTCGACAAAGCACGGGAACAACAAACCTTTACCTCTATTGAGGATTTAGATACAAGAATCCCCCTTAGAGGTAAGTCTTGGGACGAATTAAAAGAATCTATTTTGATCTAATGATTTATACAACTCCTGACCGCATAGCTCGAATATTAAGAGGGAGGCTTGAACTTAGTACAACTGCGTCAGGTGTTCCCTTTGGATCTAGCTTTGGTGCTAAGGAAGTTGACTTAGATTTGTTGGATCAGAAGGGCAGTCAAATTGAGGCTCAGGTTAATTCAATTCTTAACTTTGTTTACGAATTACCTATACCTTCAAATGCCCGCGATGCCTTACAGATTATTAGTTCTATTGTTGAGGATTTGACGGTTGCTTCCCTTGCGGTGGTGCATTTTCAACAGATGCAAAACCCACAAATGGGGGGAGATATGGGGTTTGGGGCTATCCTTTACCGGAACGCCCTGTACACCCTTAGACAGTATGTGGCGGGTTATCAATTAGATTTCAACATTCCGGGTTTACCTCCTCCTATGGCTAACCCGATGATGCCGACCCAAACCTTAAAGTTGCCCGGCGTTAAGTTGAAAGTTTTAACCCCAGGAACATATACCCGACAAACCACAATTGTTACCCAGAAAAATCCTTGCCCAGCCGATAAAATTAATTGGAGTTAAAAACAGAAAATTAATTATGATCAATGCTTTTGTAGATAGAGCACCGTTAAATGGATTTATATTAGAAAGACGGAGAACAATTTCTGTTACTGTAACAATAGCAGGGACGGGGTTAACGGGCGGGAAAATCAAATTTGTAGCTAAAGAGTTAATTGCTTTACCTGACTTAGATGATTCCCGATCTAAGATTATTAAAACAACCCCGACTCAAATTGTTATTGATACCGAAACCAGTAACAGTCAGAGAATTGTAGCAAGGTTTGATATAGGGCCGTTAGATACTAATGCGTTAACAGTTGATACCCTTTATTGGGGGATTCAGTTTGAAACTTCGGGCGGTGTGATTCCCTTTAATGAATTACAAGGGATTCTGAAGATTGAAAATGATCGGGTTAAAACTTTAGTTTAGTGCGTGTGAGGATAGAATGATTGACTTTCCAGCTTTGTTTCCGAGCCTTGTTAAATACATCCCGAACTGGATGGAAAAATTCTATCCTCGCATGGCACAATTCGCACGGGGTGAGGGATACCCGTGTGGCAACAAAGGGGTTTTTATCCCCCGTCGGAATAAGTGTTGGACACACCCAAAAACGGGTCAACGGATGAGAAAACCGCTAACCTATCAAAACTATCAGGACGCTAAGGAAAAATCTCAACGCAGTAGAACTGAGAAGGGTAGAACTGCACTAGCTAATCGTGAGCAATCATTTAGAGATAAGGCTAGAGAAAAAGCTAGAGGGTGGCAGAATAAAACACCGGAACCCGAAGTGGCTTTAAAAGTAGGAACTAAACAGGTTAATATCAAGGGTTCGCCTGAGTTGTATAAAGAATTAAGTCTCACCCACGATCCGTCTCTAGGTTGGCAGATTACCAACAAAAAAGGGGATGTTTTAAGACAACCTAAAAATGGGAAACTAGAACCAACTCACCGATTCAAGGAAAAATCTCAAGCTCAAAACTTTGCTAAACAGGTGATAGCAAAAGTTGATAGGATGACGGGAAAACCCGCAACCAAATCAGAACCCAAACCAACCCCCGATTCAACAGGGGTTAAGGGTGCGGGGGGTAAATCAGTCGATCAACAATATAAGGATATAATTGCTAAGTCGAAAGATCCAAAGGCAACAGAGGAAGCTATATCACAGGCTTTATCAGATACTTTAGACTTTGAGAAAAAAACTTATGAGCGATATTTAGAATCCCAAAAAAATGGGACTGTTCCCAAGGGATACGAAAAACATTATCAAGATCATATTGATCAATATAAACCCGTTATTGAGGCGGAACAATTCTTAAAAGAGAGAAGAAAAAAAGCTCTTGATGGTGACTTTGAAACAGAGGCAGAAGTAAGACCTTATTTATTGAAAATGATGGATAAATATAAAAAGGACTATGATTATTATGACAGTCCAGAATATGCCGAAAAACGGGAAAAGTTCAAATCCATTGTAGGTGAAGCTCCATTGCCGCCCGTACTATCTGGCAAGATTCCTGCTAAAGACTTAAGACAGACATTAAAACCAGGCGATAAACTATTAAGAAAACAAGCTACTTATGGATATGCAGGGAGTTCTAGTGGCAATACTCCGACCGGATGGAAATACTCGGACGGTGGGGAAGTAACCAAGGTTGCAATTAAGAATGTTTCCACAAAAATAAACTACGGGATGGGGGATCGGATGTTTGATGATTCCGTCCCCATGCGCGATATCTCCCACGTCATCCGAGATGGTAAACGTTACAAGGTAGATGATTCTGATAGCTCCCCCAATGATTTAGGTGTCATTGAAAAGGCTAAACCAAAAACCGGATCAGCAAGGGTTAAGGGTGCGGGGGGTAAATCAGAGTCTACTGAACCTCAGAAAAAAGTTGAACTAGATCAAAGGAAAAAGGATATAGGAATACCGAGTAGCGATGTTGAATACGATAAATGGCTAGAAGGAAAAACTCAATCACTCAAGGGACAGGAACGAAAAGAGATTAAAATAAAAACCCATGCTAAGGGCGAAATCTCTGTTCCGGGTACGGAGTACGAGGGGTTGGCTGTCCATCCGGCAAAAAATGCACAGTTAAAAGAAGTTTACAATGTGACCCATTTAAAAACAGGCTTGAGTGTAGGAGAGTTTGTTGATGAGTCGCAAGCTAAAAAAGCCGTAGCAGGGCTTTTGGAAACCGGAGTTGACTGGGGAAAAGAAGATATTAGAGGGGATAAAAATATAGGGAAGGTTTCAAGTACATTAAAAAATGTTAGGACTTCTGATATTCGACAAACCAAGAAAAAGCTGTTTGAGCAAGCAAAATCAGAAGGGATAGAAGTTGATTTTGACAATGAAGAATCCAAAAAAGGTTTTGTTGACAAGATTTATCAACACATAAAAAAAGGTGGAATGAGTCGTATTGAAAACGATTATGACTCGTTTCTTAGAGCGTCTCCAAAAAGTGCCAGAGAGCTAACGACCGCTTATTTATTTGATAAACCAGATTCAGACAATATAGAATCACTAGAAGAAATAAAGCGGATGGCTAGAAATGGAAAAGTAAATGGGAAAGTTTTATATGAATCCTATTGGCATTTTAAAGACAAAAAGAAAAATGATTTCAATTCTAATTTAATCCTAGCTAACTTTGGAAATAGTAACTTGAGGAGACTAAAATCTAAACTTGCTAACTTTGCCAAACCCGGATGCTGTTGTGAAGCATCCAAACCATTAAAACGCAGGAAAACAAAACAAACCCCTAGACTGAAAAGAAGGGGGAATAGATATGCTTGATCCTATATGTAATCGATTAGCTAAATATTTACAAGAATGGTTAAATTCTGAACTTAAAAAGATTGACCCCAATCTGATCGCGTGTCGGGATACGGTTTGTTATGATGCCGTCAATCCTGATTTATCGCGGTTTCCATTACTCAAAGTTTATCGGTTGTCTGACAACTTTGAGTATGGACACCCGAAAAGCCAAACCAGCTTTGTAATTTCCTATTGCCTATCATTCCCAGATCAAGAGCTTTTGCCGGGCATTTTGAGATGGGTTAGTTGGCAATTAAACGAAGCTCTAACTCAGTGGAAAGAGTCTAAGAACTGTTCCCCAATCATAGCACAAGGAAGTTTTAGATCCGAGTACAGGATCATGGTTAATGAACTGTCTCAACCCGTCTATGCTTTCTTGCGTTTTAGTTTTACTGGAATTGATTATTTAGAGGCTTAAAACAATGGCTCAGTCACAACGCGACGCGGTAACGTTTCAGTTTATTGCCAATACCAACGCAACGCTAAGGGATTTAAAAACCGGACTCGTTTACAACTGGAAAACCCCATCTAACATTGCCATTAACCCTAACCGCCAAACTCGGAAAACAACCCGACGCAACAACTTAGGAGAAAACATTACCGACGATATTCTAATTCAAAGTTCTGATCCCGTAGCAACACTAACCTACTCAGGTTTCAACTTTGAAATGCTTGCCTTTGCTATGGGAAAACAACTTGAATCCGGCACTTACGACGTTACTCAACCCTTTCAAGTTCAGGCCAAGACAGCCACTTACGCGGCTGCAACAACTGGACAGGTGGGATTTGGTATCGTTGCCGATGCCGAGACCTATGGCTCTAAAACCGATATTACCGGAGCTAAAAAATCGGTTCCTTTAACCCAGCAGCCCTTCGCTAGTTTTGTGGCAACAACTGCTAATACTTTTGCTGTTGGTGCTAATCGGGCTTTGAAATTTTCCGATAACTTGGTTGAGGACGGAGCATTTGTTACCCTTTCAATTAGTCGGTCAATCGCTGGCAATTCTATGGGTAATCCTTTGAATGCCCATGAGTTTTCTGGGTTAGTCGTCGGGACTGATAAGCGGGTAATGATTATCTATATTCCAGAGGTAATTATTGACCCATCTCAAGGTCAATTTGATCCTAGTTCTGAACAGCTACAAATCCCTATGCAAATCATCCAACCCCTTGATTGGTGTGACCCGTTCAAACTAATTGACACCGCACAAACCGTATATTGCGCAGCTTAAAAATATGACTGAGATTAAAAAAAGACAACCCAGACGGACGGCGACAGTTAATTATTATGACCCGATAACAGGGGAATTTATCACCTCTGAATTAATCACGGCTGCACCCTTTGTTAAATGGGGGAAAATTGCAGAAATTCAGAAGTTAATCCTTGAGTTATATGTTGAGACTGGGGGATCTATTAGTGACTTATTTTGCCATGAAACCTTTATCCCATTGTGCCAACAATTATCAACATTAATTCCGGTTGTCGGTCAAACCCGCCCGATTGATTTTCAGGCTTTACTCGATGCTGATGACTGGCCCCAAATCACACGGCTATTCATTACCACGTCCTACGATGACGCTGGCAATCGAGATGTTGACGCTAAAGGCGAAGCCACTTTAATCGAGCCCGGAATAATAGCGGATCTGCACAATCTCAATTTTTTGCAAATCCTAGTGGACAAAGAGAGGGAACGGCAGAAAAGGCTGGAGAAGCAACTCGCCGAATCAGAAGCAGTGGAAGCTACGAAGTAGACCTATTAGCTCAGTTAGTAGAAGCTTATGAACCTCAAGGAGCGATCGCCCTCTCGAAAGAGTACCCGGCTGAGTTCCTTGAGTGTTTGTTATTTCAAACTGTTGAGCATCGGATGAGCGACGAGGATAGGGCAAAACGTCAAGCTGAGGAAACTTTGAAAGATCAAAAAGCCGATCTCCTAAAACGGGAATTGAGGATCTCAATCTCAGGGGAACAGATACCACGGATTCTGTCTATGGCTTCATTCTTTCCAGATGCCAACACGGGGGAAAATGGGGATTAAACTTAGCATTGATTCATCAGAAATCAACAAAGAAATTAAACGAATAGCAGGTTTTAAATTAAAAGCTGAGGATATTCGAGCCGCCGCCCCCGCTATTCGTTTAATGATGCAGGAAGATCTAGATACCCGTTTCAATAACGCCCCATTAACGGAAGTTGGAGGGGATGTTTACGGAGACGTTCAATGGCGATCGCTCTCGGAATCTTATTTAGTCCAAAACCCTAGACGTTATGGGGGGCAAATCCTTAGAGACACAGGAGAACTTCAACAGTCATTAACAGCCGAGGGTCATCCCTACGGTGTTTTTGAAGTCACTGAATCACAGATTGTATTTGGGACGGCATTAACCAAAGCATCTCGATTGCAACGTGATAGACCGTTTATATTTTGGCATCCAATCTTATTAGAAAAGATTGCTAATTATTTAGTTAATTGGGTACAGAGTTAATTAAAGGGGGGATGGGGTAATGGTAGAACAAGGCGCGAGTTTAAAACTAGGTCTGATTGATGATGGTTTTGCTAAAGGTGTTGGGAATATCTCAACACAGTTAACCTATATGGTAGTCGGCTTAACCGGAACTGGGTTGGCTTTGCCGTTGCTTGAAAAGGGGTTAAGATCGTCCGCGTCTGCATTTGTTATTGGGGCTAAGAATGCCGATGATTTTGCCAGAAATATGCGGAAAGTTATCAGTTTAAATACTGAGCTTTCTACTATTATCGGCAGGGCTTCTAATATTGCTTTTTATGCTCAACAATTTGCACTTTTAGCTAAGGGTGCGAGTGATGCCTATGTATCTTTAAAACGCATTCCTGAGACATTAGAACAGATGCAACGTTCAGGGGTAAGCACTGATTCTATTCAGGGGTTTATGACGTTGAGGGATGCCATATCAGGGAGTCAGGTAGCAGTAGAAAGTTTTGCTCAGGTAGCTGTTGCCAAATTAAACGCTGTTGAGAGTGCGTCCGCCCGTGTGGGAACCATCCTCAAATCCTCCACTGAATTTACCGAAGCGGGTACGGCTAAACGAGCAACGGCTACAGACTTAAATAAAAACAGAAAACAAATTCAATCGTTACTAAGAGATAAATTAGATAATTCAATTACAACAACAGAAGCATTATTAGGACAATATGAAGTTCTATCTGGGGGGTTTACATCTGAGAAATCATCTCAACAGGTACTAGAACCTGGTCTAAAATTAATCGGAATTGCGGGTGCTGGTGGTCAAGCCGTTGATCCTACTGCTACCCTTCAGTTGTTGACAAAAACCCTCCGAGCCTATGGATTAGAAGCATCTCAAGCTACCCGTGTCAGTGCAATCTTAAACGGTACGGTAGAGAATGGGATTACAACGATTCAGGAATTATCCCAAACTTTTGGACAGGCTTCTCAGGTTGCCAAAACCGCAGGAATTAGTATTGAGGATTTAGCTGCTGCCACTGCTGTTTTAACGGCTCAGGGTACATCAACACCCGTGGCGCTAACGGGGATTCAGGCTTTAGCTAGAAGTATTATTGACAAAACCCCTGAAGCTGCAAAAGAGATCGCTAAACTACGAGATAAAGAAGGAAAACGGATCAGGTTTGATATTAGAGAAGTTCAGGAGAAAGGGTTAGCAAAATCAATTCAAGATGTTTTTGAGGCAACAGGGGGAGATCAAACTAAATTAGCTCAAATTCTTCCCGACACTTTAGCCTATCGGACTGCTTTAGGGTTAAGTTCCAACAAAGGACAGGATTACAAGAATGTCACCGCAGCAATCAAAGCTAATGCCAATGCTCAGAGTTTAGATGAAGTTGCTAAAACTGCTACAGATGACAGGATTTCTAGGTTTCAAAAGATAGCCAACCGATTTGAAGAAACTATCATTCAGTTAGGAGAATCCCTCGCCCCCGTATTTGAACCCGGACTTGCTTATTTAGAAAAATTAAGTAAATTTATTGCCAATATTCCCGACCCCGTAAAGAAAGCGATTGCTTCTTATTTATTATTTAAAATTCAAGTTAATTCCGCAGGGATAGCGTTTAAACAGTTAGTTGGTGCTATTGTTCCGGTAATTACTAACTTAGCATTAATAAGAGTTATCAGTTTGGCTTTATCCGGTCAACTCGGAAAACAGATCGGAATTATTAAAGATTTAATCGTACAGAAGAAAGGATATAGATCGGTCATCAAGCAGATGATTGGTATAGACCAAAGTTATAAATTAGCGGTAGGAGAAACAACAGAAGCATTAGCTAAACAGGGAGCGATTCAAAAAACAGTTAATAGTGTTGTAGCCAAAACCAAAAATATTATTGATAAGAATATAGATGGTTTTGTCGGACAACAGAATGCAATTCATGGGACAGGGAAAACAGTTGACGGCGTTAAATCAAAATTCCTAAGTTTTACCGAAGCGATTAGAACGACATCGGTTGGCAAAAAAATAGAGGAATTAACCGAGAAATTCACGGGACAGAAAGACGCTCTTAAGGGGTTAGCAGATACTGCACACAAATATTATTCAGGATTGAAAGAAGCTGCGGGAGAAGGCATTGAGAAAATAAAAGGCCCTCAACCCTCTCAAATGGATCGGCAAGTTGAAGCCTATGCTGCCAAAAGACGCGCCGAAATAGAGAAAAATATCCCGGATTCCCCCGATAGTTTTGGGGGGATGTTAGAAGTAGATCCCGAAGCAAAAAGAGATCAGCGCCGGAGGGAAGTATTGGCAGAACGTGATAGACGCAGGGAAGTTAGAAAGCAAAAAAAACTACAGCAACAAATTTTAGAAAAGGAAAAGTTAGCTGCTCAACAATTAATAGATTTACAATCAGAAGCGGTTTTGGCCGGTATTGGAGGTAAAACCTTTGGGGAGGGATTAGGATCGGGATCTCCTGTTGTTGTTGGAGATTTTGGGGCTTTTGCTGACAGAGAAAAAATTGATGCCGATAATCAACGCAAAAAAGTTTTAGAGGATATTAAGAATAGAAGGGCTGCAAAGGTAATAGAAGAACAGACTCAGGGAAAAATTTTTGGCGCATTTGAAGGGATATCTATGTGGATGCCTGGTTTGCCATCTGAAATGCCCGGAGAGTCTTTTGGTGAGTTTATGGAAGCAAACCCAGATCCCGATCCTAACAAGAGGAAAGAACTAAGTAGAGATGAACTAAGGGAAAAGGCTCGGAGTCGTGGTTTTAGTAGCCTTAACGACACTAAAAAAGCTTTTGAAGCCAAAAGATTATCAGGAATAAATGAGAAATTAACCGTTTGGCAATCCCTTGGTTATGTAGGGGAGAAAACAGGAAAGGCGGCTTGGGCTGGGACTGTAGAAGGATTGGGATTAATTAGTGAATTAGCAGGGGAAGCGTTAACGGCACTTGGCCCTATTGTTCCACTTGGGTTGGCTATTGGTGCGGCGTTTGCACTTGCAGGAAAAGAGATTCTTCATATATTTGGTTTTGGTACAGCAAACAAGATCAGTAAAGGCATTGACGAAGTAACCAAGGCACTCAAGGAATTAGAAAAGGAATCAGGAAAGGATGGGGCTTTACTGGCATTCAAAGCCAATTTAGTTGCCCTCTCGGAATCCAACACCGGAAACGCGGACGCACTCGATCCCCTCAAAAACAAATTAAACGAATTAAAAGAAGCTGGCAATCTTACCTCTGGACAGTTCACAACTATGTCCAAGGCTATGCAAAAAGCCGGGGAGGATGGGAAAATCACGGCTCAGGAATTATCAATACTTCAAAATCAGATTGAGGCTTTTAGAGCAGGCGCACCGGGTGAAATTGAGAAGGGAATTGGTGATCGGATTGGGGAAATTTTCTCGTTAGAAGGTTTAGGAAAAGCTACTAATTTTATAGGAAATCTCAATGCTGCGGTTATCACTACTCTTTACAACCCACAGAAAGGTATAACAACTGTTGCAGAAGCAAACGCAAATAGAGAAGGCGATCGCCTAATCAAACTGCAATCTAAACTCAGGAATGACATTTTAGATCCTGTTGGTGATAAAACTGTTGAGACAATTAAACAAACTAAAGAACTTAACGCTGGTTTATTCCAAACAGAAGAAGCCAGAAAATTAGCATTGAAAGGATCGCAAGTTCAAGGTATTGTTCTGGAAAAAGAGAATAAGGAAACTAACAACTTAATTAAAGCCAACGAAATATTAATATCTGGTTATCAAGCGCAACAAAAAGAACGGCAAAAACTACTTGATGAGACTACAGACACAGGATTAAAACAACAATTAAATGATCAATTTGATGCTGCTCAAACTCAAATAGATAACCTTCAAAAACGCACAGAGGCATTAAAACAAGCTAGGGAACAAATCACCAAATATTATAATGAGACTCTACCAGTATTACAGCAAGCGGTGGTAGCTTCATCTGTTAACCCATTAGAGGGAAATAACGCTTTAGATGATGCCTTCTCAGTGTTTAAAGAAAAATATATTGACGAGGGTAAAGTATTCCTAAAAGATGTTCAACAGCAAAGAACTGAAGGGCAAACGGTACTAGATCAAATCCTGCAAAACTATGACCGGAATCTATTGAAAAGTGGTGATGTTGCCAACAAAGTTAAAGATGTTCTGGATAAGTCATTTATAACCTTAACTAAGGATGGAAGACAGATTAAGGGTTCTATCTTTGATATTGACACCCAGAAAAATCTAATCAGTCAAATCGCCCAATTTAACTCTCAAGCGACGGCAGAAAGGATCTCCCAAATTGAGTTAGAGTCTTCTACCGCAGTAACAGCCGGACAACTCCGTCAAGCCACAGAGGAAGATGTTATCAAAAGAACCTCTGGACTGCAACAGGAAAAATTAGGGTTACAGAAAAAACAACTTGAGTCAGAAATTGAACTCCGTTTACAATATGGAATCAAAGTTACCGACCTAGAGAATCAACTTAAACAGACAAACCTTGAGATTGCACAAGCTGAATTTAATGAACGGGAAAAGCTAATTCAGAAGCGATTAGAGCGTCAAATTCAAGCAATAGAAACCGAGAAAACCTTAATTTCTGCCCAGGTATCTGAACGGGGTTTGTCAGAAGAAAATGCTCAGGCAAAAATGGCGGGCTTGCAGATTAAAGAATCCAAGTTGAGAGTCGATGAAGCAAAACGTCAACTTGAACAATTCAAAGCTAATGGGGTTAAAAATGTAGCATCTGAGAATGAATACGCACAAGCTAGAAACCAAGTTAGAGAAGCCGAAGCTAAGGAAAAAGAGCGATTAATTCAACAGGAATTGCAGGAGAAAATCAAATCTTTAGATATTGAACAATTAGCGGTTGAAGTCGGACTTTCTGAACGTACAACATCAGAAAAGAGCGCTCAAAATGCAATTGGTAAATATCGAATTGATCAAGAAAAACTAAAGTTAGCCGATTTAGATCGGCAATTAGAGAAATTAAAATCTAATGGCAATAAGTCAGTTTCTTTAGAACAAGAGGTTGCGATCGCTCGCTCTCGCATTAGAAAAATGGAGGCAGACGAAAAAAACCGATTAGAAGATTTGGATTTTGAAACCCAGAAAAAACAACTTGAGAATGAGAACCAATGGGCGGGATTAAGAAGACAGGCTTTAGAGTCTGAATATGACTTACTCCAAAAACAAGCGCAACTTGTAGAAGCTATCACCAGCAGTAGGAATCAATTAGCTAACGCTGAATCGCGTTATGTGCAATCACAGCTACAGAACCAAGCTAAGTTAACCCGTGATCCTTTAAAACAAGCTGAAATTGAATTAAGAATAATTAAAGAAAGGGAAGTTGATTTAGTTCGGACTCAAAAAGCTGAATTAGAAAGTTTAGCCACCCGACAAAAACTTGCGGACTTGGATTTAAAGCGTCAAGTTTTCCAGATTCAATCACAAAAACTTGAGGCAGAATCTCAGGCTCAAATCTTAAAGTTTGAACTAGAAAGGGCAATCAAGCAAAAGAGATCGCCCGAAGAAATTGAGGCGATTAAACTTCAAATTCAAGGCAATAAACAACGTACAGAAGCACTAAGTCAACAATTAAACTTAACAGTTCAACAAATAAACCAACAGGGAGGAATAAACAAGAATGAACAAAAACGAGTTAGATTAACTCAACAGATTGAATCAGAGAATGCCAAAATTGAAAAGAAATTAGCCAAGCAAAAACTGATACAGGAACAGATTGATAAAGTTACCAAGTCGTTTGTTTTAAGTCAGCAACAAATCCAACAGGGATATGACAAACAAACGGCTGCCCTGGAGAAACAGAACGCAATCTTTAGCTTTCAAAAACAATTAATTGAGGCTAAACAACGGGCTATTAGTGACAGGTTAAATATAGTTACTTCTGAACTGGGTTTAGCTTCCCAATTAATAGTTAACGATAAACAAAGACAGGTATTAGCTCAGGCGACGGCTACCATCAAATTAAAAGCGTTAGATCAGCAACAGAAAGCCGAGCGCGAGGTCTTATTGCTTAATCAACAGCAAGCTAAAGTTCAGCAACAGATTGATGCTATTAAATTAAAAGGGCAACAGGCTCAAAATAAAGCTGAGGTAGCGCAGGCTCAAGCTGATTTGGCTAAACTCGAAGCGTCAGGAGCTACACCAGAAGAAATCGTTGCGGGTCAAATGAATCTTGAAGCGAAGCTAATGGCAGGACAAGGATTAGCTTTGCAAGCCTCACTTTTACCATTGCAGTCTCAACTATCGGATTTTTCCCAACAACAGGAAATTAGGAGTTTAGACCAAAAACAAAAGCTAGACCGGATGCAAGCTAAGTCTGAATTAGCATCAACATTGCCAGAGGGAGAACAGCAGGCACAACTAAAGCAACAGATTATCAATGAAGCCTTGGGTGACGTATATGGCAAGAAGGTTACCGACTGGAACTATACCAGCGTCCTAGATCAAATTCAACGAGGTAATCAAGCTGACCTGAGCAGATTAATTACAGGGAAGGATCAAAGGGCGATGCGTCACCGCTCTGGTTCTGTTTATATTGACTATGGAAAACCGCCCGAAGTTCAAGGGTTGAACGTTCCAACAGATCGCCTTGATGAGATATTTAAAAAAATACAAGCACTAAGTGACCCCGTTTCTCCTGACTTACAGATGGGGACACCTTCCGTACCAAGTCTTAGTATTGGACAGACGGAGTACACTCGGTTTCAGCAAACTGCTCAGAACGTAGAGAACAACGTCAAGATGGAAGTGGGGGGGATAGAAATAACAGTTACATCCCCAGGTGATGTTGGTAAAGATTTAGAACAGGAAATGTTAAATACTTTTGATCGGATTATGATTGAGACTAAGAGACGGATGTAAGTTGTTTTTATTAAATTGTATGTTCTATACTACAACTTAATAAAAAATGATATAATTAATAATAACAAAACCCCTCGCGGTGCGTGAACACCCAGAGGCAGTAATCACTTAATAGGAAATGACCACATGAATAATACTATCAAATCCGATCACGCTACGGTTAAATTTTTTGAAGGATTAGAGGTTGACGGCTATCGGATGCCTAACGGTGATTTTCGGGTTGGGACTACGGGAGCTAGTCAAGCCGTAGGATTCTCAAAAGGTTGGCTTTCACAGGTTCACACTAGAGAAGGC